CGCATTGTTGCAACTGACCTAGTGCTCCTGGACTCGCATGACAACCGGCCGCCGGAGCCTCCAACCGAAGTTGATGAGCAAGACATTCCATTCTGAGGTTCGCTCATGCCGGATATGACCGTATGGACTCAGGCCGCCGGGAATTACCTGGCGGCCCTCAACGCGGAAGGCTCACCGGCGGAGGTGTGGCGCACGCGCTTTGAGCCGATGGGTGAGGATGAAATCCGCACCCTCAACCTGTTTGCCACAAGAGTTGCCGTGAGTTACACCGGCGCAAATGACTCCGCAAGCGTGTCCGCGAAATTCACCGTGCGCGGCACAGTCTCCGCAAAGTATGAGGCGGACCTTGCGGCGGACCCGCTTGTTTCCTGGGCATGGCAACAGCTCCGCAGTGATCCGTCCCTCGGCGGCGTTGTGATGGATGCGCGCGTTGAGGATATTGAAATCGGATACGCCGATAAGTCCGCATCTGACGAAATTTGTGTGGATGTGACGATATGCGTTGAAGTGGAGGTAGACAGGGACAACCCAACTGTAAACAAGACGTACCTCGGAGGATGAGAAAGAAATGCCAACCGTAACGCCGCACAAGTTGCAAGGTTACAAGGCACAGCTCGGATATATGCCAACTGCTGGCGGAGCGGTGCAAATCGTTGCCGGCTTGAAAGAGGTTGAGGGAGCTTTCAAGGCGGATGAGCTTGACACAACTGACCACGGATCTGGAGGCTGGAAATCCCGTATGCTCGGCCTCCTGGATTTCGAGGGCACGGCAAAGCTGGATTTCATCATGGGAGACAACACGCAACAGGTATTGCGTGATTCTCTCCTCAATCGGACGGCGTTGCCCATCACGCTGTTTCCTGAGCAAGCCTCCGGTGAGGATTCGTACACCGGGTCCGTTGTCATCACTGATTTCAAGTGGGACGGCAAAAACAATGACGCCCAGGGCGTGAGCATTTCCATGAAGGCCGCCGGCGCGTTTGCTGTTACCGCTCAGACGCCGTAAAGATGAAGGGCCTCACGGCGGCCGGCTGCTCCGCCGTGAGGAATTGAGGCAAGGCCGGCTCACACGTTGGGCCGGCCTCTTTTTTTGAGTGAGGGAAAGCATGATTTCAAAGAAACCCATCTATGTTGATTTCGGCCGCCGGCGTGAGCTGTGCATGAACCTCAACGCGGAAATCCTGATCCGTAACACCGCGCCTGGCGCAACGCTTTGGGAAACCATCGGCGTGGAGACGGACCCGGAGACGGGCAAGCAAAAGCGCACCCTTGATGTGAACCTGGACAACCTCAAGGTGTACCTGTGGGCACTGCTACAGGATGACGCGCGGCGCAACGGTGAAAAGCTCACGATTGATGAAGTGGGCGCGATGATTACCCGGCGCGTGTGGGTCACTGAGGCCGTTGTTGCTATCACCTCGGCGCTTGCCGCTTATTACGGTGATGAGCCGGGGGAAGCAACAGCCCACGGCGCAAAGTAACGCGCACGGGGCGCAAACGCAAAGGCAAGCTCTGCACCTGGGATGACGCATTCCGCGTTGTGTGCGGTGAGATGGGCCTTGCGCCCTCGGAGTTTTACCGGCTCCAGTACTGTGAGCTTGTGCTCATGCTGCAAGGCTACAGTGACCGCATCAAGCATGAGGCGCGCCGCGCGCGTTATGAGTCCGCCTGGCTAGGTCACATCTACCTGTTACCGCACACGGCAAAGGACACGGAACCGCTCACGCCGGCACAGCTCCTGGGCCGCAAGCCTCGGAAGAAAGCCAAACCGTTTCCCACTGCAATAGCGGCGCTGGATGCGTTTTTTGCGGCACAATCCAAACAGGGAGTAACACAAGATGCCTAACAGCGTGGTGGTGGTTGTTGCCGGTGATGACAAGACAGGTGAGGTGTTCAACGCCGTCAAGAAACACATGGACGAAACCAAGGCCAAGGCAAAGGAAACGTCTGAGGCCCTAGGCGAAATCGGAGAACACCTCAAGCGCGGCCTTGAAATTGCCGGCATTGCCGTCACAATCAAAGAGGGCATCTCACAGCTTAAAGAGGCCGTGACACAGGCGGCGGAGTTTGGTGAGACTATCGCCAAGGCCGGAGAGCGCACGGGCATTGCCGCCGGCACGCTCTCTGTGCTCCATTACGCCGCCGCCGTCACGTCTACAGACTTTGACAAGCTAGTAACGGCCTCCGGCAAGATGGGCAAAAACCTTGCCGATGCTGCGGACGGCAACAAAAAACTCAGCGCCGCGTTTCAGCGCATCGGCATTGACGCGCGCGAAATCGTCAACCGGCATGACGCGCTGGATATTGTCATGCAACACCTGGCAAAGACGATGGCGGAGACGGAATCACCGGCGCGCCGGCTCCAGCTTGCCGGTGACCTCCTCGGCAAACAGGGACAGGCAAACATTCCCGTGTTGATGAACCTGGCGGAACACTTTGACGAACTCAAGGGCAAGGCACAGGCCGCCGGCGTGTACCTGAATGAGATGAGCGCCAAGGACCTCCAGGAACTGAATGCGAAAATGAAGGATCTGGAGCAACGTGTCAAAGGTGCAAAGGTTGCTTTTGCCGAGGGCCTTGCGCCGGCGCTCTCTGACATTTATGACGAATTCAAGCGGGCCTCTGGCGGCGCTGATATTTGGAAAGAGTCCGGGAAGAATGCCGGCCTCCTGGCGCTGGGCCTCACCGGCGCGTTTCAACAGGTAAGCTCCGCCGTGCGCGCCGCATATGATGACTTGCTCATCTTTGCCGCCGAGGTGGACAAAATCATCCACTACACGCCGCGCTTTCTCATCCCGGAGGATCAACGCAAGGCATACGATGAGCACCAGGGATATGCGGATCAAACCATCAAAGACGCGCGCCGTGAGCATGACGCAATTCTGACAGAGGAGCGGCATTTCAATAACCGCATCCTTGCGATGCAAAACCAAATCATGCACCCGGAGCAACAGAGCCGGGTACAGAGTTTGGTGCAATACCTCCGCACGATGAATGAGGCCGGCGGCGGCGGAGACAGTAAGGGCGGCAAAGGGGGAAGCGTGTTGGGAACCGCAAAGGACGGGAAAGCCTTTGTGGTGAACACGCAAAAACTGGAGGAGGAGGCCCTTAAGGAGCACGCGGACTTTCTAGACAAGATTGAGGCCCTTAATCGTTCGATGCACCCGCCAACGCTGTACGGGCCAGATGACTACGCAAAGATGGCGGCAATGCAAACCGTGTCTCCCGATGTGTCCGCAACCATCCCGGAAATCCCGCTGGAACAGCTTGCCCTCAAGCCTCTGCAAAAGGATTACTCCGCGTTGCTCGGAGCCGGAGAGAAGTTAGGGCACGCCGTCTTTGATCCGTTGTTTGATCTGAGCATGAGCTGGGACAACAAATGGAAGGCAACAAAAGACGCCCTCTTGCGGGACATAGGGCAACTCGCGGAGTCTCAGCTTTTCAAAATGCTCTTTGGTGACCCGGAAGGACGCGGCGGCCAGGGCCTCGGCGGCGGAAGTTTCGAGGGCAACACGGCAAACCCGCGCGCCGGCGTCCTGGGAGCCTCCACGGGCCTCCTCGGCGGGTTGTTGGGTCATTTCCTCAACCGAGGTGCCGGCGTCACGTCTAACGGCGGCGTGGGCGGCGGAGCGGGCACCGTGGCAACGGCGGCGGCCTCTGCTATGCAAATGGGCAAGACGGCGGCCGGCGGCGGAGGCGTCCAGGTTGTGCTCAACAACAACGGCGCTCCGCTACAGGTGGACTCGACACAACACAGCGCCGATGGAGGCGAGGGCCAGGTGGTTCAAATCGTGCTCAAGCAACTTGAAACGAACGGCCCGGTGGCTCAGGGCATCATGGGAATGCTCGGCGCTCTCTAAGCGGCCGGCGCGGCGGAGAGAGTTTTCTCTCCGCACGCCGCCCAGGCCAGGGCAACAACCCAGCCCACGAACGTCCACCCTAGAAAGAGATTGATTACAAGGATGCCGTAATGCGCCTTGCAGTTCCGCCGGCGCGACACAAGCGTGGGTATGAAATAGAGCGGCAACAACAACAACAGAAAGAGCAAGTGAGACGGCATCAACATGGCAACTCCTGAAAGCGGGAAGTGTACCACGGCGGCCGGCGTTCAGTATGTGATGAGCGCTGAATCCTGTCGGACGTTCGAGCTTCCGTTCTAGGCGCTGACGACTTCCATACGCGAGTAGAGCCGAGGAATGTCGCCGGAGAGTATGCGGAACTGGCTCCGCCGCTTGATTGACGGATTGCTGGAGGCATTCTCCAGTTTGATGCCAGGGTCGTAGTAGACAACGCCTTCTTGAATTGCATGCAGCAATTTCAGGAAGTCCGTTCCTTCACCCAACCTAATTGTCCGCGAGTACCGATATGAGAGGGCTGGGTCCTTGCGCATTAGTGACGGAACGTAGGCTGCCTTTGCGTGCTTCCGCATCCAGTGTTTCAGTAGGTCAACGAACTTCCATTCGGCTGCTACGGTCTGTTCGTCTCCTCTAATCAGCCGAATGCTACCTGTCGGATCAAACTTGTTCCGGCTTGCGTCGAAGCCTTCCATCTCCAGTCTGACGCCATTCAAGTGGTACGGCTTCCCGAGCACGTATTTTCCGCCAAAGTTAATGCGATCGGGCCGGCCGGTTCGATCGGCATATCCGTATGTGCGTACAAAGCACTCAACGCCCCTTTCAACATACGCACCGGCTGTCGGCTCCGGAGTCATCAGCGTTATCGCAGAACCTCTGCGCGCAAGCAGCGCGCCAATGTTGGCGAAAGTCCCGACCGCGTGCTGCTTGATCTCCCACCCTAGGTAGTCAGGATCGGAACGACCGTTGGGTATGATTCCGAGTTCAGCTTCCAGCGTATAGCCACCGCAATTCGGAGCCAAACAAGAGATGATGTTGCCGCGTCGATCCAACCGCTTAGAGATGATCCACTCGAGTCGCGCAATCTCTGCCAGCCTGTTAAGCAAGTCAGACCGCGTGTCTCGGTGAATCGTCGGGAGCAAACCTGTGATCTCCCGAAACACTCCAATCTCATCGAATTCTTCAAGCCTACTCTCAAGTTCCCTGTGGGCGGATGTGCCTTCGACTGCGAGATAGCAGAACACATTCTGCGTTGCCGCATTGACCCCGAAGACGATGATTCGCCGGACGCTGATGTACCCGCTTTGATCGCGTGCTTTCATGTACCTGGAGGGTCCGGTGGAGCAGCCCAACAAAAAACCGGAGAGCCGAACCTCAGGATACTGTGGATAGAGGATCAACTTGGCATGCGGAGCTGGCGCCGCTTTCAGTTCGTCTGAAACCCAGGACAACTTCAATGAGGCCTTGACCCGAGTCCGCTTTCCCTCACCATCGGTTGTGAGTTCGCCATGTGGCAGGAGATGCAGAACCTCATAGCTCTGCCCCATGTATGGCTGATTCTTGGCATTGTCGTTGGCAGCAAGAATCTTGAAGTATGCCTCTGTGCAGCCAAAATCCGCGAGGACCCGTAGGATTGCCGCAAGGCTGGGAGCTGGATCAGGCATTTGCCCCTTCAGTTCTTACGAGGGATTGAAGCAGCTTTTTGATCACACGCGGACTATGCGTGAGTTCATGTTCCCAGAAGCGAACGACCACCCATCCTTTGGCCACCAGTTCTCGCTTCACGAGTCGATCTCGCTTGCGATTGGAGGTGAGCTTCTTATCCCAAAATGCAGCGTTATTTTCAGGCCGGTTGGAGCACCGTGGGCAGCAATGCCAGAAGCAACCGTCAACGAAGACTGCCACTCGCTCACGTCGAAAGATAAAGTCTGGTCGGCCCAGGAGATTCTGGTGGCGACGCCAACCGGTGACGTGTGCAGTTCGCATAATCTCGATGAATCGAAGCTCGGTGGATTTGTTGTTCTTTCCACGGATTCGCGCCATCACTTGCGAACGCTTAGCGGGTGTGAAGACGTCAGCCATGCATTACATGATCGCCGGTTGGGGCACTAGAGCTTTTTTTAGCAGGAACATGTTCTGTTCATATGCACTGGGTTTGCGTGTGGTGCGCAGGGACGCAACCACCTGATCAGCGAGTCTAGCAACCAGCGGCACAGCTACCGAATTTCCAAACTGCTTATATGCGCGCGTATCGGAAACCGGGATGCAGAACGATTCGGGAAAGCCCATCAAGCGGGCGCATTCCCGAGGTGTAAGACGCCTCGGGTTTTTTCCACGTTGAGGAATCAATATCTCGGAACCATCCTTGTAGTAACGCGCGCTCAACGTGCGCGTGACCCCGTCCAGGTCTGCAAGTCCAAATCCAAAACCGTTACCCGCGGCCTGGTGTTTGTCGCGATAGGACTGCAAGTAACTCCAAAGCTTGTCCGAGAGAGTGTATTTCGGGTCTACTCGGGGTTCAAGGATATTGCGAAGCCTCGGCTTCTCATCAAGGATCATCGGAATCGTGAAGGGTCGGGGCTCTCGAAACCCAACGATAAACACGCGCTCGCGATGTTGTGGAACCAGAAATTTGGCATCAAGCAGCAGCGGCGGAAGCACATAGTAACCGAGATCTTCACGGAGCGTTTCGTAGATGACGGACATGGTCCGTCCCTTATCGTGGTTGATTAGGTTCTTTACGTTCTCCAGCACAAAGGCTGCCGGCCGGGTATCGTCCAAAAGGCGCGCCACCTCAAAGAACAACGTGCCCTGTGTCTTGTCCTCAAACCCATGTGGACGGCCCAGACTGTTTTTCTTCGATACGCCGGAAATCGAGAAGGGTTGGCACGGGAAGCCGGCAACCAGAATGTCGTAATCACCAGTATCGTCCGCTTGCACCTTACGGATGTCATCGAAGATCGCCTTAAGGTCAACAAAGTTGGCAGCATACGTTTTCCTCGCGTATTGGTCCCAATCGCAAGAGAAGACGCAGTCACAGCCGGCGGATTCAAAGCCAAGCCGCATGCCTCCAATTCCGCAGAAAAGATCGATGAACCGGAACCGGTTTTTCACGAAGCACCTTTCAGGTTTGCATCGGGCGAAGTCGCGCCCCTGCAATCAGATTGCCGTGAAGCATTCATTAAGTATAGGCGAAGAATCGACGAAGGGACGTGTCAACAGAGATTCCCTGTTGATAATCGGGTACCGAATTGGCACCAACCTGCTTTTGGGTAGAAAACATACCGGACCGTGGCAGAGACCTAGGAGCGGACCCGAAGGCCCTTAACCATGATGCGCCGCCAAGTCTCTTGCCATAGCTCAGGGAAAGCGCGCTCAACCGCACGCCGTACGTTTTTCTCCATCTCAAGCCTCGGGTTGACGCGCGCCTCCGGGATGAGCAAGTAATACGGGTACGCCTCTCTGTCCGTCCAATAGCGGCCCATGATTGCCTTGTGCCCGTCCTTCATGTCCTGAACGAAAAACACAAAGCCTTGCACAATTCTCTGATTGCGGAGCGCGCCGGCCTTGCCACGCCGGTTCGCAAGATACCGGCCGCCCACCGCGCCGAGGAGATTGCGCGGCCTAAGCTCCGCCGGTATGACGTTCGGAGCCAACATGCGCAAATACTTTGTGGGCACCGCAAGGAATTTCCGGCCGCCGTGCGGGACTTTCTCCGCGCCCTCTTGCTGTGCAACCAGGTAATCCGGCGCGCCTGTGCTCCGGTTGGCCGTGTCCGTGTGTACATCGGCCTCAATGCGCTCACTCCTCTTGCTTGCCGGCTTGATGCGGATGCCGCGCCGCGTGAAATCGTTGCGGAGCTTAAACTTTCCGCTCAAGCTCTCTTGCACGGCGGCCTGGCCGGCCTTTGCACAGCCCGTGAGCGTTGCGGCCAGGGCAAAGGGCAATTGTTTTTTCTGCAAGTCATCCAGGCCGCGCACGGCCTCCGATACGTCAACGCTTGTGCGGAGTTTCATGCCTCCAACATAGCGCGGTTTCTCGAATTCGGGACACGCTTGAGTTATGGCAAGTTACCCGCTCATCTTTCCATCACTCTCACGCCAACCGTCAATGGACTCCTCAAAGAGCATTGAGGATGACACTATCCGTGACCAGATGGAGAGCGGGTATGTTGCCACCCGGCCGCGTTTCACACGTGCGCGCCGCACCTGGAAACTCAACGTGCGCAACCTTGAGGCGGAGGACGTGCGCGCCCTGGATCAATTTGCGATGATGCGCGCCGCGCGCGGCGGCAACGCTTTCCTCTTTCCAAACCTTGTGCCTAACGGGAGCTTTGAGTTTCCGGCGTGCCTTGACACGGACGTTGTGCGTGACTGGTATACGGCCGGAGATGTGACGCCGGCGCTCTCTATTGCGCCGGAGCTATTCATCCCTGGCGGCGCGGCTCCTGTGCCGGCCGGCACGGTTGCGGATGAGGGTATCACGGCCCTCAAGTTTCAGACGGTGGCCGGCCAGATGTTGCCGGTGGGTGCAAACACGCTCTCAGCTCTCGACACGCGCGCCCTGGTCAACGTCACGCCCGGTGAGGTGTATCTGTTCCATTGCCGGTGGCAGTACACCGGAGCCGAGGACCCGCACGTTTCTTTCATTCCGGCCGCGTACATGGTTTGTGACTATGACGCCGGCACGCAACCCGTGTTCACTATGCCGGGCACGTTTGCCGGCTCAACCAACTGGCTTGACTTTTACTCTGTGCTGACCATCCCGGACGGCCTCAACACAAACGTGCGTGATTTCAGGATGCGCATATCCGTGAACCTCTCCAACTCGGGCACCGCGCCCATTACCCTCAATGGGTCCAACGCATTCCTCATTGATGAGGTGGCATGTGCGTTGCTCAAGCCTGTCACGCCGTACGGCCGCATGGCTGGGAGCACGTCCCTGGGTTGCCCGGTGCGGTTTAGCAAGTTGCCGGAGGTTTCTGACATTGGATTCGGCCAGGGCGTGAAACGCTACGGCGCAAACTTTGAATTGACGGAGGTGTAAGCGTGTCCGCTGGATATTCTCCAATGGCCGTGCTCTCCCTGACGGCGCAACAGGATAAGGCAAAGTTAGCCTCCGGTGATGCGTGGATTTTGCTTTTGGACCTGATTTACAACGGTGAGCACGTGCGCCTGGCGCGCAATATCGACGCCGTAAACTTTGACGCCGGTGACGGCCTCGGCGTGCAAGAGTACACGCCTTTCAGTTTCGAGCTGACAGTGGACGAAGGCTCAACAGGACAGCTCCCGACAATCCTGGTGCGCGCCTCAAACGTCATGCGCATCTTGCAAAGCTACATGGAGGAATACGGCGGCCTGGCCGGCGCGGTTGCAAACCTGTACGTGTATAACACGGCCAACCCGTCCGGTGAGCCGGATCTGGCGGTAACGTCCACCGTGATGAAAACGGATTGCCGCGCCGATGTTGTAACCCTCTCATGCTCCGCCGCCTCTCCGATGCGCTCATTATTTCCCAGGTTTCTGTACCGCGCGTCATTCTGCATGTGGGTGAGCAAGTACAAGGGCAAGCAATGCGGATATACCGGCGCGCTCAGCAATTGTGACGGCACGTACTCCGGCGCAAACGGATGTGTGGCGCACAGCAACGCCACGCGGTTCGGAGCCTTTCCGGGTATCGGCACAAACGGCATTGCCCTGGCGGCGCAAAACTGATGCCGGCAACGCTTCCAACTTCCGTATGGCCCTCTGACCTCATGGGCAAACCCTTTGAGGACGGCGCGCGCGGCCCGGCGGCGTATGACTGCCTGGGCCTCATGCTTGAGGTTGAGCGCCGCCTCGGCGTTGAGTTGCCGGCCTGGGCAAGTGACGTGCGTGAGCTTGCCGGCGCTCTAGCGCATTGGGAGCAAGTGACGGACCCGCAACCCGGTGACGCCATCCTCATTGACTCCGATGACCCGCGCTGGCGCTTTCATATCGCGGTGGTTGAGAGCGCCGGATGGATGATACACACGCGCGAAACCACCGGGGCCGTAAGAGAGCGGTATAACTCATTTCCGTGGCAAAACAGAATTAGAGGGTTTTACCGCGCAAATGGAAAACACTTACACTCCGCTCACCGTTCCTGATAACTGCTCAATCATTCAGTTACCCGCCCGCAACTTAGACGCCACGGTTGAGCGTGAGCTGTCTCTCCGCCGCGTGCGCGTCATCGAAATCCTCAACCCGTTCCGGCCGGATGATTGCAAGGTCACAGAGCTTGACGCCCTGGAGAATGAAAGCCTCGGCGCGCTCCTGGCCCGCGTTGACTATGCGGTTGAACAGTTTGAGGCAAGCGTAAACGGTGACCGCGTTGAGGCCGCCGAGGTGTGGCGCACGGTTGTGAGCGCCGGCCAGGAGGTTGTCCTCTACCCGCGCTCCGGCGGCGGTGCCATGCGGTCCTTTGCTCTCATGCTTCCGCTCATTGCCATTGCCCTCATTACCGGCATCGGCGTGCCGTTCATCGGATTCGGCGCAATGATGGGCCTCGGCGCAACAGCCACAAATATCCTTGCTGCCGCCGTTGCAATCGGAGGCTCAATGCTTGTGTCCTGGGCATTGCGGCCGGGCACGCCTCACCAACCCGCGTACAGCTCAACGTATGACCCGGCCGGGCCAAAGGGCCTTGCCGCGCCGGGCACGCCTGTGCCGAAGGGCAACGGCAAGATGGGATGGTGCGGCAATATCATCTCCAGCTTTGTAGACTTCGACGGTCCCAACGCTTACATCTATGCCCTTGCGTGTTACGGATTCGGCCGCGCCACGACGGTGGGCAACATCAAGCTCAACGGCAAGCCTATCTCTGAGTACATGAATTGCACGTACCAGGTGCGCCTCGGGCACAATGACCAGACGCCCATTGACGGATTCAACCGCACCGTCAACGGTTTCCCTCAAGAGACTGAGCTGAAAGTGAGCAACGGCGCTGTAACCGTGCCGGGCACGGGCACAAACGTCCAGGGCCTCCAGGTGACGGTGAAGTTTCCCAACGGCCTGTACCGCGTGACTGACAAGGGCAATTACGTGCCGCTCAAGTCCATTTACACCATCAAGATTTCTCCGCACGGATTGAATACCTGGTCCTCTCCGCTCTTTCCTAACTTCACAAAGAGCATTGCCACAACGCACGCGGACGGCTCATTGACGTGGCCGGCCTGGGTTGTTGTGCCCACCGATCGCTTTGCCGGCTCCGGCATCGTTTACGCCTATGACAACGGCACGCACACGCCCGGTGATGCCTGGACGCATTCCATGCGCGTGAGCACGGTGGACGTTGACGGCAACACCTCGGATGCGGATGCAACATTCACCGGCAAGTGGATGCCCTGTGACCCGGCGCTGGAACAAGTTGAGGTGCAAACCTGGCAACAGGGTTACCGCGTGGTGAAAAACGATACGCTCAGCGCATTCTTTGACACGGTGACGATTTACGGCCTCACCTCCGGCAAGTGGGATGTGCAAGTCCAGAAAATCGGGTATGAGCAAGACAACGAAAACGGCTGGGTTGTTTATGCGGACTCGACAGACGCAAAGCACGTTTGTGACGTGTGGCTGTGGAACGTCAATGAGGTTGTGCTCTCTGACCTGTGCTATCCCAACATGATTCTGGTGGGCGTACAGGCCCTTGCAACCTCTCAGATGAGCGGAGCTAACCTCCAGATTTCTGCGGACGTTCAACATGACCTGGGTGAGGACACGCTTTTACCCTTTCAGCTCACCGGCTTTGAGCATGACAACCCGGCGCTGGTTGCGTATGACGTGCTCACGAATCCGTTATACGGCATGGGCGTGAGTGCGTCTCTGATTGACGTGCCGGCGTTTGTTGCCTGGGCTGAATTCTGCGATGAGCTTGTCACGAATCAGGACGGCTCCCAGGTGCGGCGTTTCATTTTCAACGGCATATTTGACCAGGCCGGAGACGCCTGGAAAGTCCTCTCAACCATCGGCAACATGAGCCGGGCCGCCGTCATTCAAATCGGCATGAGGTACAGTGTTGTCCTGGATGCGCCGGCGGTGCCCGTGCAACTCTTCACCGTGGGCAACACAAAGCGCAACAGCTTCCAAGAGTCCTGGGTTGCTCTTGATGACCGCGCAACCCTGGTTGAGTGTGACTTTGCGGACGCCGCGCGCAATTACCGGATGGACTTGCCGGTTTCCGTGATGACGGCCGATGACCTCAACTCAGGCGTCACGCCGAAACCAACGCGGACAAAGTTAGTGGGTTGCACGTCCCGTGACCAGGCCTGGCGCTGGGCGTACTTTCATCTCCTGAGCACGAAACTTTCATTGCGGTTCATTCAGTTTGAGGCGGCCATTGAGGCGTGCTGTTGCCGGGTTGGTTCCGTGATCGCGGTACAGACGGACGTGACGAAGTGGGCCACCGGCGGCCGTATCCTCTACGGGTCAACCGTCAACACCGTCAACGTTGACCGCACTGACCTGACGTTTGCGCCCAGCCTCGGATACACCGTGAGCGTGCAACATCCGGTGATTGCGCGCGGCACGGCCACCGTGCAAAACGTTACCGGCCTCACGGTGACGATGACGGCCGCATTGCCGGCCGGCCGCATCCTCAAGGCGGTGGGACCAGACGGCACTGAGTACGTGCTCACCGGCGCGCAAGGCTCCGCCATCACGGTTGCGAAATCCACCGGCGCACTTGCGGCCGGCCAGGCTGTCACGCTCTACGATGTGAACGTCATAGAACAGCTCCAGGTGACCGCGTACACGGTCAACCCGGACGGCTCCGCAACGCTCCAGGTGTTCGGTAACTTCCAGGGCGTGCCCGTTGCCGATTGCGCCTGGGCGTACGGACAGTCCGCCGGGTATCAACCGGCCAAACTCTTCCGCGTGACTCAGATGAAGAAAAGCGGAGATTTCAATTTCCAAATCAGCGGAGTTGAATACAACGCCGAGGTGTACACGGACGTTGTGCCGAATTACGGAGAAATCGTGGGCGTGCCGGATACCACGCCGGCAATCCTCAACCTGAGCATCACTGAGCAATTCCAAAACGGCGCGCTCACCGGGTCCAAAGATTCCGCGCTTGTGTGTGTCGGATGGATGAACAGCAACACCGCTGTGGGCGGCAAGGTTGAGGTACAGGCAAACGGTGGCACCTGGGGCACCCTCGGCAACATTCAGGGCCAAGGATGCACGTTTGCGGGCACTGTGGGCACAACGTACACGGTGCGCGTCACCGGCTTTGACTGGCAAGGCAATCTCCTCGGCAATCCCGTCTCCGCATCTCTCACGGTGGTGGCCGCAAGCAACGCGCCGGCCGATGTAACAAACTTCACCGGCTCGCCGGGAAGCGGTCAAACCATCTTGAGCTGGAGCGCGGTGAGCGGCGCGGATCATTACGAAATCAGGTACACCGGAGAGCTGGGCGGAGCCGGCACCTGGGACAACTCCGAGGTACTGTGGGACGGCACCGGGACCACCTGGACGGACAACGCCGTACGCTCCGGCATTTACATGATTGTTGCGGTAAGCTCTCTGGCCACGGGAAGCATTGAGAGCGTAAACCCGGCAACCTGGCAATATCAGAACGCCACCGGCGGCACGGGCATCAATCCTGATTCAATTGATCCCAAATCCGTTGTGTGGCCGATGTGCGGCGTGTACATCACCTCCGCCGGCGGCACGCTCACCTCACTGTCACCGTACGGCCTCGGCATCAATCGCCAAGGTTTGCAAATCAACATACCTAACGAAAATATCGTGCTGAATTTCAGCGGCGCTCTGACAGCCAGCACAACGTATTTCGCTTACTTCTACCTTGACACTAACCTGGACTTGCGGAGTCCCAACGGCGGCACGGCGGACGTGGGATACAACAACGCGCACGCCTCAACGGCCGTGTCCAACGGCGTCCTGGCCTGGTATTACTCATTCACAACGGACGCAAGCGGGCACGCAAACAACCCGGAGATGGATGTACACACCATCTCTCTGTAAGTAGCGGGACCGTTGCGTTTCAGCCCATAACTGAGATATGGGCATCCGCAAATCAATCCTCATGCTTGTCTGTGCGCTGAGCCTCACCGCCGGCGCACAGACTGTGAACCTCACCGCCACGAACACGCGCAACCTCGGCGGCGCTCTCTTCACCGGAAAGCTGTGCATGGTGCCGGCAAACAACGCCGGCGCGGTCATCGGATTCACGTACGGCAACGGCGGCCAGGGCGTCACAAAGCAAGTGTGCTGGAGTGTCAACGCCGGCATTCTGCAAAGCGGCGTGACGGTGCCGGATACTACGCTCACGAATCCGCAAAACCTGTGCCTGTATGCCACGCTGATTGATCCCTCGGAGCCTCCGGCAAAACAGCTTGTGCGCACGTTGCCTTGCATTCAGCCCGGCGCGCCGCAAGGATCTGGAGACAGCGCGCACGCATGGTGTACAACCTCCGCCGGCGTGACAACGTGCAACCTTGACAGTTACACAACGAATCAAGGGAGCTTAGTTGTACAGCAAACAGGGCCGCAAGGGCCTCCAGGGCCTCCAGGCCCGGCCGGCTCCGGTGCCGGGTCTGTAGATATGAGCGCACTGGCCGGCGGCGCGGATTTCGGCATCCGGCTCATTGGGTGCCTGTTGAACGTTGACACAACGTACGGCGGAATCTGCGAAGGCCGCGCCCTCGGCGCATCGACAATGACGTGGGCCTCCGATGTGACCATCTCAAGAGGCAACACCGTCCTCAATCTCCCGTGCGGAACTATCAACATGGCCGGCCGGCTCATCATTGCACCCGGCGTGCGCAACGTGTCCATCCACGGATGCGCGTACCAGGGCGGGTCAAAGGCAAGCGGAACACAGGGCGGGACCGTCCTGAGCTATACCGGCACGGGCTCCGCAATTCAAGTGGGAGACACAACGTACGCCCAGGACACAAAAGGCTTTCACATGGACAACGTGAACCTTGTGACAGCCTCCGCCGGCACCTCGGCAAAGGCGTTTGCTTTCTATCGCACCCAGGAAATTGACCTCCGCAACGTGTATCTCAACGGCAACCAGGCAACAGGACAGGTGGGCATCTATCTTGACGGAACCGGCAATTACACCGGCGGCACGTTTGACTCAGACACGCTCAACGGTTTCGGCACCGCCGTGTTGATGACGGGTCACCTCTCCGGGTCTGTCATCGGAGACTATGCAAACGCCAGCACGTTCACCCGGCTCCACATCAATTGCCCCACCTCCGGCGGCAATCCGGTTGCCGGCACGTACGGTGTGGACATTCAGGCCGGAGACGGCAACACCTGGAGCGGCGGAGACATTGAGAGCTGTGACACGATATTCCACCTCGGCGCGCACGCGGTCAACAACACCGTGGTGGGCCTCCGCAATGAGAATTCAAATACTCAGTACCTTGCGGATTCCGGCTCCAGCTTTAATAGCGTGGTGACAGGCGGGACGTTCTACACCGGCCAGCTCATAGACAACGGGAGCCGAAACAACTTTGAGGATGCCTTTCACGTCACGCATAACGGCATGAAAGGCGACTGGTACGCAAGTCAACAGGACAACACCGTAACGAATCATTACCGGCTTGGCATCGGCACGGGCAATTTGCGCGGCCTTCAATGGGAGAGCGCCGTTGACCAGGGCACCTCGGCAAACGTGAACAATTGGGAATGGGGCCTGTGGGACAACGCGGCCGGATGGTTTTTTCAGGACCTCATCAACGGCGTTATCCGATTCTCAATGGGCGTCAACGGCATCACGCCCGGCGGCAACGCGCAAACCGCGCTCAATTCCGCCGGCACCGGCGCGGTGATCCTCAACGGCGCAACAAACTCCGGCACCGGCGGCACCGTGTTTGGCTCCGGCGGAGCCACGCCGTCAACCGTGGGCACGCTTGACGCCTCCGGCAATTTCACACATTACGGGTATCACCGTTTCTTTGATCCGGCAACCAGCGCCGAGGCGTGGCGTCTCAATTGCGCCGTAACGGCGTCCTGTTCGATTGACGCCTGGGGCGGCGGAACATCGGCGCATCACCTCCGCATGTACCAGGGCGGCGGTACGGACATTGAGAGTGAAGGCACAGCGCCGGTGACCGTCAACAACTCATCGAACTCCGGCACCGGAGGCTTTAAGGTATACCTCGGCGGCGCGGCGTACAACACGCTGGGGTTTTATGTCGGCAACAGCAGCGGCGTGGGCATCTATCAAATGCCCGGCGTGAAATCGTCCGGCGGGTTGAATTGCTTGCAGATTGACAACTCGGGATGGATCACAAACACCGGCTCCGCGTGCGGCACCGGCTCCGGCTCCGGCAATGGCACCGTTACAAGCGTGGCCCTGAGTGTGCCCTCGGATGAGTCCGTCTCCGGCTCACCTGTCACCGGATCTGGCACGCTTGCGATTACGCGCAACGCTCAGGCCGCCAACACTGTCCTGGCCGGGCCGGCCTCCGGCGGCAACGCCACGCCCTCATACCGCGCGCTTGTATCTGCTGACATTCCCAACAATGCCGCAAGCACAACAGGCAACGCCGCAACGGCCACAAAGCTCTCCGGCAATACGCTCGGATGCCTGGACGGATGGGACCATCTCCCGTGTACGGTGTACAACCAGGCCCTTGTGAGTGAGCAAGCCGGCTCCGGGACTTATGCCACCGTCTACACAACCACGGCCGCCGGCATTTACCAGGTGACCGGATACATTTACTCAACCGTGTGCGGCACATCCTCCGCCGGCAACATGACCGCAACTCAGTACGTAAAGGCGAGTGAGAACGGGAGCACCGGCGCATCTGGCGCAACCGTTTCGTCATGGCAGGTGGGAAGCAATACAACCTCATGCTCAAGCGGCGTCAACACCTCTGTCATTTACAACCTGGCAAGCGGCGTTGCTATTCAGACAGAGACGTTGCTCACCATCTCAAGTAGCGGCACACAGTCCGCCGCCGCAACATGGTCCCGCGCTGTCCAGGTGCAACGCTTACAGTGAGCGCGCGGCAATCCTCTAAGTGGCCCGGTTTCTCAAAGCCGGGCCATTGTTGTCTTAGAGGAAAGCAATGCAACTCAGCGAACACTTTAGCCTGGAGGAGTTGAGTTTCAGCTCAACGGCCGTGGCGCGCAACATACTCAACACGCCACCGCCGGCCGCCGTTGACCATCTGAAAGTCACCGCCGGGGGCCTTGAGCGGGTCCGCGCGCTCCTGGGGCATCCGCTCCACATTGACTCCGCCTATCGTTCACCAGTGCTCAACCAGGCCGTGCGCGGCGTGCCCACCTCAGCTCATTGCACCGGGTACGCGGCGGACTTCATTTGTCCCGCTTTCGGCACTCCGCTGGAAATCGTTCGCGCTATTCAGGAGCACAACGCGCATTGCACTGAGCACATGCTCGGCATGGACTTGATTCTGTTTGACCAGCTCATCCAGGAGGGCACCTGGGTGCATATCTCGTTTGATCCGAAGATGCGCCGCCAGGTACTCACTGCTCACTTTGACGGCGGCAAGGCAACTTACACGCAAGGCGCGTGAACGGCGCGCCGGAAAGGTAATTCAATGGCAACATCACCCAACCCTGTAGCGTCCGCCGTGGGCACCGCCGTGGGCGCGGCGGCCTCTGGCCCGCTGTCAATCGTCAATACCGTTGCCGGCCTGGGAAAGGACCTGATTGAGCGGTTCATCCCTGATCCGGCCGCAAAACTTGCCGCAAGCCAACACCTCATCGACGTACAGCAACAGCTCACGCTGGCGGAAATCGAGCAACAGAACAAGATGATGGAATCGGCAAGTGACAACATCAAGGCGGACCCGCACATGAGCGGCCAGCGCGCGTATTTTTGCGGCGGCATCACTTCAATGCTGCTTTTCAATTACGCCGTTGTGCCGTTGCTCCACGCGCTTGCGCACCTGGACATTGCGCCGTTGCCGATTCCTGCCAGCGTGCTGAGCATCTTTGCCGTTATCATGCTCGGCTTTGTCGGCATTCCTGCGGCGTTGCAGATGGCGCAAACCGTTGCCGGAATGCCCGGTGATTCACAAGTAAAATTGCCGTTCGGCCTCGGCTCCATCGGCAATAAGTCCAACTAACTCTCACCCAAAGGACGGTGCAAACGGATGATCCTTGCAATTATCGCGCTGTGCATGGTTGTGCTCCTGGCCGTGTATTTCCTCGGGATGTACAGAGGCCGCAACATTGAGGCCGCCGTGATCGCGCGCGCGCTCCGCGTCCACTCGTACGTCAACCAGGAGATGGGCAAGGCATACATGACTCTCAAGACGGACGTACTCGCGGCCGAAACCAAGGCACTGGCACGGCTCAAGCGTTTCCTCTGACAGCTCCAGCTCAACCTCACTGAAAGGCCCGTAATTCGCGGGCCTTTCTCATTTGGCGTCATGGTCAATGTAAGGGAGTTTGTCTGTTATGTCGGATGAGGCCAGCGTGATGAATGAATTGACGGAGGAAATCCGAGGGATGCGCGCGGACTTCCGCAACGCGCTCACAAAGCTCTTTGGTGACGCGGAAACAGAGAATCCTCACGGCCGCATTCCGCGCCTTGAGTCTGTTGCCGATGACCATGAGAAACGCATCGGCGCTCTAGAAAACCTCCGCACGCGCGGGCAAGGCGCATGGCACCTGGCCGGCTGGGTTGTTGCCGCCGTCCTGGTCATCGGAGAGCTTACGCACTATTCCGATGCAATCTACAGCGCAATCAAGGGGCACTGATGGCAACCAAGGTGTCCGCCGGTATGCGGTCCAACGCGCAGGAGAAAGCATGAAACGGAGTATTGAAACCGAAACCTCTAAGGTCGCAACAGGCAAAGGGCCTGCCGTGTCATCTCATCGCGCACTGTTCTTTAATCTCATCTCTCCTCACACGCTCCGCCGGCTTGCGAAACGGTTGACGGCCGGTGCGGAAAAGTACGGCTCAGTGCAATGGCGTCAAGGCATCAATGACGCCGAGTATGTTGCGGACAGGTTCAACCACCTGGTGGAGCACCTGTTACGGTTCATGGAGGCCGGCAACGAAGATGATGACAACATCGGCGCGATGCTGTGGGCGTTGAATGCGCTGTCCGAGGTTGAGCGGCTGTGTCCCTTGGCGCTCAATCACGTTGTAGGAGTCTCCAACTTGTTCGCAGAGAAAGCAACGGCCTTTCATTCCCAGGAGATGAAAGGCCGGCAAGCTCGAAACGGTTGAGTGTAACGTACGATACACAGGGCGGCCAGGGCGGCCGCCCTTTCTTATGCGTACCGGCGCACAGGCTGTGGGCCTTGCTTCCGGCGCGGTTGGGTATCCAGCTCAATCATCATTACGGCCTCATACTTCGCCTCACGGCGGATATGGCTGTAATACTGCATCATTTGCTCTGTCACGTGTCCGGCAATCGCGCGCACCGTCTCCGGCCGCGCTCCATTCTCCAGCAATCGTGTAATGCACTGATGCCTCAAGTCATGCGGGTTGAGGTGTGTGAATCCTGTGGCTTTGCGGAGCTTATCCCAGCTCTTTCGTACAAAC